CCCCAGACGGAACAAATAACTCAGGTCCGCGCTCCCCAACTAGAGTAGGGGTATTGGGCTGAATAGTGCCCCCACCCGCTGCGCCAAATAATTGACCAGATGGAAGCGGGCTAAATCCTGTTACCCCGCCAAAGATTGAGTTCATGATTTGATTTACAACAAAAAGCTCAATCGCCTTGGCAATAATAGTCTTTACCAAATCATTAAAAAGATTTTCAAAGGACTTTGCGAAATTGCCGCCCATTGCCAAAGTCTCTACAAAGCTTGAGCTAACAGATGCGGAGAAACTTGATAAAGCACTATTAACATGATCTGTCATTGTCTGAGTAGCAGCTACAATGCCTTCAGTTCCAGATTTTGCCGCCGTAAGAGCTGCTTGAATAGCTGCTACAGTATTGTTTACTGCCTCAGAGGGATCTTCTGGAAGTCCTATTTCAATATTTGTACCGTCTCCCTTTAAAGCGCCTAAAGCATCTTTAATAGCACCCGATGCACTTACAAGTTCCTCAGAAAAAGTAGTTACTTGATCTCTAAGCTCTGGAGGTAAGGCGTCTAAAAGCTTTTTGCCAAGTTTATCTAATGCAGCAACTAAATCATCACTTGTTCCAGTAATTTTCGTCAAAAAGAAAGCTAAAATAGTTAAGGCACCAAGACCTTTTCTTATTGCTGACGTTAAGAAATTTTTAGAAATTGCTACAGCAAATAAACCTTTTGCAGCAATATACGCATTTCTGCCAATATCAAAAAAAAGATTTGATAATTTTAAGGCAGCAAATCCAGTAGCAAAAATTAACATAAGCTGTAAATTTTCTTGAATAAAATCAAGAGCTACACCTACTGCATCTATAGCTTTTTGAACAGGCTCCCCAAAAGCTTCATTTAATAAATGGAAAGTCGTTGCAATGATAGAAGCCATTGAAGTTAAAACATCTACTATTGGAGACATTATAGATCTTACAAAAATAATAGCATCGGCTAACCCGCTAAAAGCGCTTCCTAACGCGCCTCCTATCGTTGCTGCGAGCGAACCGCTTTCCTTAATAATATCAGTTATTACATTTAGAAATTCCTTGAAGCCTTCGTTTAATCCGCTTTCTGCCATAGCTCCTTTGAAATTAAACATAGCATCTTGAAACATTGATAGAGCGCCGCCAGTAGTCTTAGCGAACTCTGCCATAGCTCCATCCGCTCGACCGCCAGTTCCAAAATTTTCAATAAGCTTCTTAGCAGTTTCAGCACCACTATAAGACACACCTTGCTCAAAACCAGCAAAAGCTAAAACGCCCCTGTCTCTGAATTGATCCGCAGCGCCCGCACCCGCTGACATAGCTCTCTGGACGTTTGCGGCGGCTTCTGAGAAAGGTATTCCAAATTGTGCGGCGATATTACCAGTAATTTGCAAAAGTTCGCCAAGCTCATCTGCATCAGATGCAGTAGCGGCTAAAGATCCAGAACCAGCTTGTATTTCGGCGAGAGAGAATGGAACTTGTGCAGCAAATTTTGACATCTTGTCAAATGCCAAGCTTCCTTGCTCTGCGCTTCCCAAAAGACCTTCAAGCTGAACTCTAAGAGCCTCTATACTTGCGCCCGTTTGGATGCTGTCCTTAACGAAATTGCCAAATAAAGCGCCACCGCCAAGAGCTAAAACAGCATTTCTAACACGCTTAAACCCATCAGCCATTCTTTGAGTTTGCTTTTCAGTCTGACTTGTAACTCTCGCTAAATCGCGTTTCAAATCTGACATATCCGCTTCTATGCGGATTAGAAGGGTATCAACTGTTGTAGCCATTAATCTGGATACCTTTCCATCAAATCATTCAATTCGTCTTTTCGTAGAGGCGGCGGCTTACCCCCAGAATGAAATTCTATAAAACCTTCAGATGCTAGGAAAAATTCATGAAGCGACAGCCCCCAAAACTCATTGGCTGTCATTCTCATTTTTCCAAGGGCTAACCTAAGCCAATCATCCCAAGGATACTCCGTTACGCTTGTTTTACCGCCTTCAGTTCGTTTCCCTCATTATCGTCTCCACCGATAATGCTTACAATAATTTCAGCGATTACACGCAAGCCCTCTGCAAACCCCGCATCCCAAATTATATTTCCTACTTCTCTGTCTTTGAGATCTGCACCACTTGATCTTAATACTGGAGTTAATATTGAAACCATTTCAGCCGCTGACATTTCTGCATCTTGCAGACCTTGAGCGATTTTCAAAATCCCTCTGCCTACATTAGTCTCTATCCTCATTATTACGTCCATCGTTATCTTGCATTGATAACTTTGCCCGTTAAGATTTACTTCCAGTTCCCCGCGCTTTGGGTTTGACATTAATTACTTCCTTTCCACTTATTAGAAGTTCCTCATTGCGATTAGCTACGTTAATAACGCTTTCTGCAATATAAGATTTTCCACCAACCTTGAAATGATTGCCTACTTCAAGTGCTGAGGAAAAACCCATCACAAAATCGCATTGAGAATTTGATTTGGCCCAGCCAGAAAAAGTTGAGCCATCAACCTCTATTTCAACACTGAGCCAACTCATTTTTAAGCCGCCGTAAACGCAAAGGTTCCAGCGCTCTCAAGACTGATTGAGTATGTTACTTCGCCGTTATACTCGCCCGCATATTCAATAGATGAAATCATCATGGGGCCAGCGAATGTTCCAAAATTAGGAACAATTACATCGAAATCAGTAAATGTTCCTGCCGTTCTTTGAGCATCAAAAGCTGTGCGAACAGCCGCTTCTGACACAGCGTCAGTAAATACACCTGAGCCAGATGCGGTAAATGATTGCACACCACCGCCGCCTAAAAGCTGTCGTAAGCCAGAGCTATCCTTGGTTGTTACATCAACCGCTTCGTCATTCATTGTAATAGAAGTTGAACGCAATCCAGCAACAGTTGTCGCTGTTCCGCTTATATCAACTTTTAGTAGCATTGCGGAGCCTTTTTGTGCCGCCATGTTCTTTCTCCTTAATTGTCAAACACGATGGCGCGAAATCTCATTACTCCGTGCCGCGTTATTCCATCAGCTTCCTCAAGGGTCGTAGCAAACTCTTGCCGTATGTTGACCAATGAAGCACCTGATACAGTTATAGCAGTATTATGGAGGTTTTGGTAGACCTGTTCCATAATGTGCTTGATTTCATATCTGCCACGATATTCAGACCAAACATGAATAGTTAGCGTATGCTCAACTGCATCCACTGTTTTCGTGCCATCATTAATGGCGGTTTCTTCTCCAATATTGATATATGGCGCTACAGTTCCCTCTGGGATATCGTCATAAACGGGAACATCAGAAACATCTGCTCCTGATATTGTTGCATTATTTAACTTTGAGTAAATAGCTTTCTGTAAATTCCAAGAATGTAACGCCATTTACCCGCCCCTTGATCTAAGAAGCGCAAATTTTCTGCGTATCTTTGGCTTATTTTCTTCAAGTGCGGGCTGTAAAAATGGTCTAGCTTGCATTTTGCTAGTTCCAAACTCAAGAGCCTGAGAATAATCTGCCCTACTTTCTACAGAGCCGCCCAAGCCATCAGCATCCAGAACCATATGAATATTAGCCGCCAAATATCCTGTGTCAGAATTTGGGGGATTTCCCGCAGCCGACGCTGTGTGAGTGCGGCGCGGATTATATTTTTGGTAGGTTTGCCCACTACTGCCATGAGATTGAATGCTTTGCTTAGCTGTATTCATAGTATCTTGAGTGCCAGAGGCAATAATTTTCCTTATGTTTCTAGCGTATCCAGCTTCTACAGCCTTGTAATTTGGCTTGCTTATAACTTTTGCCCTTATACTCATGAAGCAACCCCTTCATCACAATCAAGATCAAGGAACTTAAAGCGATTATCTACATTCAAAACGCCTTTAATAGTAAAGGTTCTAGTAGTTTGAGTTCCATTTCTACGATAAATTTGGACAAGCCTGTTAGCTGTAGTAAGATCGGCTCTATAGCGAACCCTTACAGTGCTTTCTATTTTATCTCTTAATTTATCAGCAAAAACTGCTTCATTAGAATTTTTGGGAGTAATGCTTGCGAAAACAGTAGCTACTTTTGTCCAAGCAATAGAAGACCCACCGCCCTGATCTGAGGTTCGTGTTGCAGCTTGTAGCTCAAGCTTGTTTCGCATATTCCCAATAGACATTTAGCCAATCCCCGCCCTTACCATTCCCTTATAAGGCGTAGAGCCAAATCTCATTATTTGATATGGTGTAAGGAGTTGAGTAAGAAGCTTAGGGGGCACAGGCGCTCCACCTCCATCTCCATCTCCTCTATGCTCATACATAAAAGCACAATACTGCATCATTGCGATCCTAATAGGCTCTGGAACATTTTGAGCGGTAGCCCCATAACCAGCGGTGTAGGTTATCTTTATCGCATTAGCCGCTCTTAATTCTGTAGGATAAGAGCCGCCATCTCTTAGAATAACTCTTGCGGGTTCCCTGATAGTATCGACGTAATAATTTTTAGCGGGCCAAATCGTTTCTTCATCTTGATCCGTTATGGTCAAAGCACCGCCCATATTGCTATGATTTCCGCAATAATAATAAAGGGCATC